CATCAGTCATCAACTTTCCAAAACTTTTTAGATTTGTGGCATACACATGCACATCAGTACAATATGAGGAGGTTCCAGTCTATTCTGCACTTCCTCGTAGCTGCTTGTACATGTTTTAGCTTCTTTCTTCAAAGTTTAGGTTTTCTATTGGTGTCCTGGGTTATTTACCTAGTTTTTATGCTCACAAGTCATATCGAGTATAGACGCCAAATAGAGAAATCTAAAGCAATTTATGCAAAGCGTAGAGATGCTTTGGACGAATATTCTAAATCACTCAGAGATGGGTGGGTTGGAAAAAGCGTTGTAGCATTTCTGGGCATTGCAGTAGTCGTGATGGCTGTTCGGTTTTGGAACAATAAACGTAAAGTGGAAAGTTCCAAGCCACAAGCTGCGTCTGATGTACCTGATATTAAAGCAGAAGACGCAAAACCTGGTTGGATGACGGCTTTTATTGATAAGCTTTGGCTTAAAGTAGAGTCGCCTGAAACCAAAACAATGGTTCCACAGGAATTAATCTCTTCAGTAACTAATAATTGCTGCTGGGGTTCGTTCTTTACCCAGGGAGATGGACGTTCCTTGGGGTGTGGAGTTTTCTTTCCACGCAAGTCTGTTATGTGGTTTCCTAAACACATGACTTACCCAAATCTGGATATGACACTTCCCCAGGTTAAGTGTTTTGAGGTGAAAATCTTTAGACACGATAAACCAGGAGGAGTGTTCAAAATTAGGGTCAATGTTGATCTTTGTTACAGTTTCCCAGATATTGACATGTATGGAGTCTATGTCCCAAATAGCCCCGACTTTAAGACTGTAAAAGGTCTTCCGGAATCTTTGCCGAAAGGCAGCTGTATGGGACATATGATTGTGTCTTCCAAAGACACAGAGAAAAAAGTTGCACCTTTGTCTCCGAAGTTTGGGTATTCGGGACATAAATTCATGCAAAAAATGTATGGTGCTACATATAGATCCGAACATGCCGTTTCCGGATCGTGTATGAGTCCTATTATTAGTGAGAGTAAATCTCCCTGCATTGTAGGATTTCATATTGGAGGAAATAATCAAACCCACGAAGGTGTGGCCATGACTATTACCTCTCAAATGGCAAAAACGTGTAACGCATGGTTGGAAGAACACGCTGGCTTTTTGTCAGCTGAAGCTACTAACTTACCACATGCTCAATACGATATTCCTTTGATTACTTCGACTGAGGCTCATCCAAAGGCTATCCACATTCAACAACTTCCTAAGGAAGCGTTTGTGGATGTTATTGGGTCAACTAAGGTCAGGTCTGAGCAAACCACACAAGTTCAACCTAGCATTATTGCTGAAGATGTCAAAGAGGTATGTGGCGTTACAAAAGAATATGGTGGTCCGAAATTGAAGCCTAATTGGAAGGCTTTCAATACGAACATTGATTATTTCTCTAATCCGTCTGATATGTTCGATCCTGCTCTTTTAAAGAAAGCTCAGAAAGACTATGAAGAGCCGCTTCTTAGAGCTATGGACGAATATAAAAAGGTGGAAGATATTAGACCTCTCACCATGGAGGAGACCATTCGTGGAATAGATGGAAAGAAATATATCGATCCAATGCCCATGTCAACAGGAATGGGGTTCCCACTCTTTGGGAAGAAGAATAAAAGAGCAGAAAGTGGAGAGCAACTGCACTTCACAGAGGAGAGACTTGGAGAACTCCTAGTTAGTAGAGCACCGAAAGATCATGTACTTGAAGAATTCAATCGGATGGAAGCTTGCTGGAAAATGAATGAAAGAGGTTATCCAGTGACTTCCGCTACTCTCAAGGATGAACCAACTCCCCTCACTTCTGAAAAGGTTCGTGTCTTTCAGGCTGCGCCTGTCGCTTTAGGAATGCATATACGTAAGTATTTCCTACCTATTGCTCGGTTTTTGCACATGCATCCCGAGTTGGCTGAATCAGCCGTGGGTGTAAATGCATTTTCTCACGATTGGAGTAAACTGAAACGACACACAGAAAAATTTGCTACGGATGGCAAAATGCTTGCGTGGGATTATTCTAAATATGATGTTCGTATGAATTCACAATTAGTACGGGCAGCATGGGAGACGATGATCCGACTTGCTGAAAGAGCAGGTTACTCTGAAGAAGATCTCCGCATAATGCGAGCTATGGTTGTAGATATAGCTCACCCTCTCATGGACATTAATGGTACTATGCTACGAGTGTATAATATGAACACTTCTGGCAATAATATGACTGTAGATGTAAATGGGATTGTGGGCTGTTTCCTAGTTCGCATGGGCTTTTTCTTCGTCTATCCGAAGCTTACCAATTTCCGCAAATATGTGTCCGCCTTGACATACGGGGACGATTTTGCTGGTTCTTGTGATAAATCGGTGCGAAAGTTCAACTTTGTAACATATAAGGACTTTTTAGCACAACACGGAATGAAAATCACTCTACCCAGTAAGACAGACGATGTTGTCGAGTTTATGGATAAGGAAGAAGTGGATTTCTTGAAACGGAAACACCACTACATTGAGGAAATTGGAGAATGGGTAGGTCAGCTAGATGAGAATAGTATTTTCAAGTCTCTTCTTGCTAACCTGAAGTCTCCTGTTGCCACTCCTCGGGAGGTTGCTGCGAGTTGTATCGAAACAGCATTACACGAGTGGTTCGCTTTTGGCCGCGATCATTATGATATGAGAAAAAGCCAAATGGAAACTATTGCTCAAAAACACCAGCTTAGTATTCCTGCCCTCAATGTCTCTTTTGACGAACGTGTACGCCTTTGGAAGGTGAAATACGATGGTCTGGAGGCATAAGGGTACATGTATATTCTGTATTGTATATTTTTGTATATTGTATGTAATAGATGTATATTAGTGTAGACTGGGATTGCAGCTATCCCTTATAATTAGCTGTTCAGGTATTTACCTGGGTACTAGAACTACCATTTTCTTTCCTGTTTCAAATAGTAAAGCCCATTTGGTTGGAAGGAGTTTGCCGAAGACTCATGATAAGGCCCTCGGAGTACCAGAGGATTTGGTACTAGCACAAAACACTCTTCATATGTTGAGTGACCTGAGTAAGATTGCTACGGCTTTCACGTTACTGTTAAAGGCCTATGTTTCTTGTCGAGAGAACTTAGTCAGTAACTATTCACCCCAAGGTGTCATCGAAGACAACAATGTTGACGGAGATGCTGCACCAACAGATGTATTGCAACAAAATGTGCACTTTACAGATGATAATGCAGGCGAAATAGATGATCGAGGTACTATAACAGATCCTCTTCGCACACAATTGGAAGATCCATTGCTTGCTTTGACAGATTTCTTTAAGAGACCTGTACGCTTAGAGACTTCCCCACTTTTGTGGGATGTTTCTACAACCGCCGATTTTAACATTACGTTTGATCCGTGGGCTGTTTTCTTTGAGAACAAGCGCGTGATAAACAGAATCTCTAATTTTAAGCTGTTAAAGGCGACAATGCATGTTAAATTTGTACTGAATGGAAATGCGTTCTATTATGGTAGAATGTTGGCCAGTTATAGGCCTTTACCAAATTTCGATTCAACTACAGTTTATGTTCCTAATAATTTTGATGATAACGTGGAAGCTTCTCAGCGTCTACATGTATATCTTGATCCTACAAAATCAGAAGGAGCATCTTTGGTGTTGCCCTTTTTTACACCATTGAACATGCTCGACATTGTCCAGCAACAATGGAGAGACATGGGTAGAGTAACCCTGCAAGCCTTGACACCTCTGAAGCACGCGAATGCTGGGGTTGATCCAATATCTATAACTACCTTTATTTGGGCAGAAAATGTAGAATTAGTTGGTTTAACTCAAGCAAATCCTGGAGCAGGAGCTCTGGTGCCTCAGGGTGTAATTGAACCACAAGGCGAAGCTGAGGGTATTATATCCAAACCCGCTTCAACGGTAGCGAAAACTGCCGGTATTTTGAAGCAAATCCCCATTATATCTTCTTTTGCAACAGCAACGGAGATTGGGGCTCGTGCCATAGCAACAATGGCAGCGATCTTTGGTTATTCCAAACCACGCACAGATAATTACCAAGCGTGGCAACCTATTTCTCGCCAGTCAATGGCAAATTGTGATGGGTGTGAGAATCTACTTACACTCACGGTGGACACAAAACAGGAATTATCCATAGATCCAACAGTAGCATCTTTAGATGTTAATGATGAGATGACAATCACGTCTATAGCATGTAGAGAATCGTTACTGACAGCGTTTGGTTGGCCTACCGGTGTAAAAACCGAGAAAATGCTGTTCAACATTGTGGTGGACCCATGTGTCGTAAGACAGTCAGCGTCTGGTTCTAATGTACCCATACACATGCCAGCCTGTGCCTTTGCAACTTTCCCTTTTCAATATTGGAAGGGAACTATGCGATATAGGTTTCAGGTTGTGTGTAGTGGGTATCATAGAGGACGTCTTAAATTTGTCTATGATCCATATGGTGTCCCCCAAAGTTTGGGACAACCATCCGAAACAGAGTATAATGTTGCTTATACTCAAATTGTTGACATATCAGAGAATACTGATTTCACTATTGATGTAGGCTGGGGACAGAATACTCCTTTTAGGAGACATATTATGTTACCTCAGAATCAAGGTTCAACGTTTTCACCGTTTTCTGCGACAGGTGCTGTCACCCCACTAGGCTTAAATTCTGCGAATTTGTCTGGTGTGGGTAATGGTACTCTCTCAGTTTATGTTGTGAACGAGTTGACAGTTCCAAACACTACAGTCAATAATGACATCACTATCCTTGTGTCAATTAGCGCTGCGGAAGATTTCGAAGTGGCCGTTCCTACTGAGGCCACTCTAAGTACGTTAAATCTTACTCAGCGCCCAGATCCGGAGACTCCAACCAGAATGTCTCCACAAGGTGTTTTTGAGGAGGCACCCCCACGGACTGTAACTTCTGTAGTTTCACCCGAAACTCTATGGAAGTTGGGTTCTCCTTGTCCCCAAGATGCATTAGTGAATAAAATTCACTATGGGGAAGTAATTGGTTCCTTTCGACAATTACTAAAACGCTATTGTTTGCATGAGACTATAGCACTTCCTACGAATTCTGTCTTTGGACCTACCAGTGTCAGAATTGTTAGGAAAATGTTTCCTTTCTATGGAGGGTTTTCTAATGAGCCTGATTCTTTATCGGCTCTATTGATCGCCACTCCTAAGTTTACGTCAAATAGCTATACTTATGCAGACATGACCCTTTTGAACTATCTTTCTGCCGCGTATGGCGGTTGGAGGGGTTCTATTCGCTATTGTATAGACACCACTCCTATTTTAGCAGACACGAATGATGCCACAAATGGTACTTGGTCTGTCGGTCGAATTTCGACAGACCCTCGTGATACAAATGCTGATTTAGTTGAGGATGATATAGCAACAGCGGGTGAACAACCTATGACCGACACTACACAAGTTCGGTACGGCGGATTGAAAGTTCACGAGAGAACGTCCGGTTTATCCGGACTTGCACGTTGGAATTCTCTCGTTAATCCTTTGCAAACCTTTGAGATTCCGTATTACTCAATGTACAGGTTTGCACCAGCAAAGTCTACAAGAAGCTGGAGTGCCGATTTTAGTCAGGACATGTACCAGATGATTTGCACTATGCAGGCGACACCCTCGCCTCCACCAGTATTCAAATATGTAGCAGCCGGAGAAGATTTCACTCTTTTCTGGTACTTGGGACCACCTATATTCTATCGTTATGGTCCCCCTACGCCTGCCGAACTTTAGGCGTAATTTCACTGCTTTTAGCAGTTAAGACTTGGAATGGCACCAAGTGCGTATAAGAAGATATAAAGTCTTATACGTTGGCACGCCACATTTAACTTTTATTACAAAGAGGTTTTTTATGTGGCTTTGCCACAGAATTTTTACTCTTTGTCATAACTTTAAATGTGCTTGCCAGGATTTTGTAATATTCTGGGGAGGTTAGGTTTTAGGAAAATTTTACCTGCAACTTCCCAGTTTCCTG